TCTTCTCTAATGCCAATAGCACTAAAGGTTTCCCTAGTATCTGTAGGAACGCCCATAGCGTTTTCCTCCTTTAGTTAAATGTCTACGAAATCCTCAAGGAGACTTACCGAATCATTTACATGACCTGTCTCCCGAAGACGCTTCATGTCGGATTTTCTACGTGCCTTGTCATTATCAGCTTTTCTAGATGGTGAGCCTGGTCTAACTACTCTAGGCTTGTTACGCAACTTCTTCGACTTCACGTCTGTTTTCTGAAGTTCGTCGTATTTCTGAGCCTTGAGCAAGACCATGACAGATCTGGAATCACTGAGGGATGTTAGTTCGTCTTCGGTAAAGCCTTGATCCGTAGCGTAAGACCGTAACTTGGATACAAGTTTTTGCCTTAACTTTGGATCTTTCCATTCTGGCAAAGCATCCTCAAGTTTCCTACCTTCCTCGGCAAGAGACTGAGAATAATTCTGCGCTACAACAGCTTGTTGGCGCCTTTGCGCCTGTTGCTGTTCATATTGAATGGCCTGAAATCTTTCTTGGCGATCCCTGAACTCATCCTTCATTGAAACGTACTCAAGTGGGTCTTCCGCCTTTAATTGTTCCCAATCAAGATTAGCGAACTTATCAACCTCACCCATTGAGCCATCTATTAAATGCTGGAGTGATTGCACGTAGTAATTTCGCTCTGCCTGAATCTGTGCTAGTTCAGAGGAATAATGCTCTGAAGCATCCTCTGCTTGTTTTCGTTGTTCAGACAAAGCCTGTGTCTTACGGGTGTAATCCGCTTGACGTAAGCTACCCTTTACGAGGTCATCAATGTTATATTCTTCTCCTTTATAGAGCAGAATATCATCGTCTCCCAACTCACGGGCTTCTTCTTCCTCATCGTCATCAAATTCTTCCTCGTCAGATTCCTCTTCCTCGGCTTCCTCTGTTTCAGATTCGGGTTCCTCATCCGATGATTCGTCTAGTGTAGACTCTTCTTCTTCTGTAGGGGGTGCTTCCTCTTCCTCTGGAGATTCCTCTGCGGAGTCCATGAGTCCAAGAATTGCATTATGAGCTGCCTCAATACTTTCTGAGGGAGCTATTGGGCCTTGCGGCACCGACGGGGCAGTTTGCGTATCCGCCATTTTTATTTCTCCTTAGATGTGGGGGTGTTGCTTTTCAAGAATCTTAGCCATGTGTCCCGTTTCAACTATGGAGGTTATATGTGCTTTGATTCTGACAAGCAGTCTCATGGCCAGCCAGAAGGACTCTCGCTGGTCAACATCGTGTGCGCCTGTGTTTTCCCACAGCGCCATTAGTTCTTTTTCTAATACATCAAATGACTCTACGAATAGGGGGTCATCGAGCAATCGTTTTGCCCGTGCCTCGCGTTGGTCATCTACCATAACTTTTCTTTACTTTCTTCTTTTTCTTCTTTTCCTTTTTAGGTGGCCTACCCTTCTTGCTTCCGTATGTCCCTATCCCGTATGACATTACGTGGCTCCTATGGCAACGGCCCTGTTCTGCTCCCTTTCTAGGGTCAGTTCAGCAACCTTGAGTTGTGCATCTACCTGTGCTTCTTGTGCATCTATCTGTAGTCTCTGAGCTTTTACCTGCACATCAGCGGCCTTGATATTCAATTCCTTCTGCCTCAATTCCAGCTCTGCCTGTTCCAGTTGTTGCTTCGGATTTGGTTTGTCTGGCACAGCCTCTGGGTCTGTTAAGAAGTCCTGTACATTAGCAAAACCCATATTCTTTATAAGAGCAGCGCCCATGTTATAAAGGTTCTTTTCATTCACAATCTTCAGCCCACCCGCCATTGCTTGGGAAGCAAACTGCATCATCTGGGATAGGTGCATTGCTTGTTGATCCTTGTTTCCATTACCAAGGCCAACAGATACAGTACAATCCAAGTTAGTAATCCACTCAAAAGGCCTTATGGGAACCCATTCACCACGTAACTCAACTACAGTTTCTTCATCATGGTATTTCTGTAGAAGCGAATAGATAACCTTCATAAGCTGCTTAACGCCTGTTTCTGCAAAATTCCTAGCAATCAGCTCAACTCTGGATTGAGAAGCAGTCATCACCTGAGTTACGGCTGTTGCCGTGGTATGTGATGTAAGTGCATTCTCATTCATCCCTTGAGACATACGGGAAACACCAGCGCGTGCTTCTCTTATACCGTCTAGGTATTCAAGCATCTGGAATGAATAGGGTTGTAGCGCGGGAGTAGCTAATGGCGTTATTGCATTTGGAGATTTAACTCTGACTACACCACCCGGCCTCTGGGTTAATAAGTCATCAAGATTAGCTTGGCCCTCAAGGACAGCGTATCTACCAAAGTTCTGGTTATACATGTTGTCCATTAACCCACGCATTAATGTGGATTTTATTAGTTGAAGATCCATCACAAGATCAGCAACGCTAAGACCATAGAATTTATGCGGGATCGTTATGGGGGTTATCGAAACAAACGGTATAGCGTCGATAGCCTCATTTTCAAATACGTAATCCCCTACGGTACAGATTTTCCTTAACTCGGCAATTCCATCCCCGTCGTAATCTGTTTTAATATAACTCTCATGTAGCCAGTAGGTACGCATTGACTCTTCCCCAGTTGGCTCCACTCCATCCCAATACTCAGCAGAGTTATCAAAAGCATATCTGGCTAATCTTTCTGGCGAATAGGCAGCAAAGTCATCACCACCACTACCCAGCTCTTCCGGGTCTACATCGCCATACATCTCTCTCAAATCAGAGAGGGTTTTCTTAACTCGATGACAAACAAATCTTGCTTCCTGTATGTCCTTGGATTCCCTAGCAATCAAGAATTCATCGGGCGGGACGTTCTCAACACGAACCTTGCCTTTTGAATGACTACGGGCAACTACGAGATCATGGATTACCACCCCATCAACCTCGGTTTCTGTATGCTCAATGACTTCTACGGCCTCATCAGAAAGGATAACCTCTAGCTCTAGGTCGGTTAATTCACGGTATTCTTCCCTGTGAAACGCTTCTTCCTCTTCCCACCATACCTTGACAATGCCATTCTTCTGCATCAAAGCATCCGTAAACCACGAATACAGCACCTCCCAACCTTGGTTTTGACGCATAAAGACGTAATTAACGTAATCAGTGGCCTGTTTTGCCATTGGTACGTCTTCCGGCCCTACGGGGTTAAATCGCACCATTTCATCCCCCGATGCGAATACCCGCATGAGAGATGGCTTAATCCACTCAATAGTGTCTGCTACAGTCGTATCAACGAACTGACTACGCCCCTCAACCTCGTTTCCGAATGGAAGACCGTAGTAATAGTCCATAGCCCTCTCACGCTGCTGGGATATGGTGTCTCCCATGTACCCCAAAGAAGAGGTTATCTCCTCCTTTATGCGGGAAACCAGCTCTTCTTCTGTGATTTTCTCTATAGCCATTAAATAATACCGTAATTCCTGTATTCAATTTCCTCTGTCCAAGAGGGATCTGTACTTGCCACTGCAAATCGGGATGACATTACCGCGTAACGGGTAGCCGACATTAAATCGTCATGTAAGGGGACGATTTTCCCTTCTTTTCGGTGATACATGCGAAATTCCTGCCACCAATCGCCTAAAGTGGAGAAAACACGTAGCTTTCCATCTTCCATACGCTGCAACATAGACATAATGCCTTCCTCTATGGAGTTTCCGCCCTTCTTCTCACCTAATGCTGGTGGGTTTTCAAAATGGAAGGGGAGCATATTGCATCCCAGTTGTCTGTATTGGTCAGCAAGGCCCGGATTGCCCATTGAGTCTTTACGATGTCCATCATGGGGCCAAGCAACTGGTATGAAGGGAAGTCTGCTATTTATCGCAGTTGCATGTATTGCCGGAGGCGCTTTTGATACCCTATAACAGTCATATATGTAAATAATATCTTCATCCCTGTCCCACGCTGCCCATACAACGGCTGTAGGATGGTCATATCCGAAATCTATCCCTGCTATTCGGGGCCAATGAGAGCGGACAGTCGTGGGGTCTACCATCAGCTTCTCTTCATTTATAGGGAAAACAAGGCCAGAACCAATAGAGGGTCTTCCGTATCTCCGCATTTCCCTTTCATGTGGGGAGTAACTGGCTAGAATCTGCTCCATAACAGCTTCGTTGAGATGACCGCTTTTTCCCTGCATGGACATAACCCTCTCAGAGGCGTCGTCCCATGTCGCGTTTTTTAACGCCTGTCCCGGTTTTAGGGAGTTAATGAAACTAGCCACCGTTTCTGTCATCCCAGATTCAGGGGTGAAGGTCATATAAACCATTCCTTTCCTGTCTAGCGTCCGTGTAACAGCTTGTGAGTAGATGTCCCTTGATGGCTCCTCATCTAGCCATATACAATCAACTGATCTTCCCTGCCACTTCTCAACGCCCATTTCATAGGCTTTGAAGAATAAAGATGAGTTCCCCCCAGAGACGTGCTTGATGAGTGCAACACTTTTGGCGTTAGGGACTCCGGGCTTACGCTCAGTCTTTATTATGTATTTCTTAGGGACTGTGCCGGAACCAAAAGCCTCTGGATCGTCGGGGGAACCCAATAATTCAAATTGAACAATATCTCTGGTGGTTTCGTTAGAAACTCCTCCAGCCCATGCTACGATGGGTTGTTTGTATACCCTCCCTTCCCACCAAGATGGGTACAATCCTGTTAGATGGTAAGCTAATTCCATGCTGCCACAGTAGGATTTTCCTATTCGGTTAGCGGCCATCAGTAGCCGCTGGTTAGCCGTTGAGCCTGTTTTATGAAACTCTAGTTGATAGGGGTAAGGGTCATAGGAATCAATACGGTTATAGCGTTCACGACTTCTTAGTTCTCTTGCGAGATTTACGGCTCTTTCCAGACTTTCCCGGGTAGCCGCTTGCGTGAATTGCCCGTTCTTGCTTTTTGGCATCTTCCTTCCTTTTGTGGACCTTACTGTTTCCCCACTGCCAACCACCCTTGACCTTACGGACTCCCATTAGTTGAGTCTGTCAGGTATATCTTCCACAGACCCAGTTAATGCTTCCAACTCCCTACGAAGTTCATCCGTAGAGGCTGTTTCAATCCTAGAGGTCGATTCAACCCGCTCTATGGGTTTATAACCAGCCCTGTCTAAGATGTCTCTCACAGCTCCTAACCTGACCGCCTCGCTTAGAGCATCGTTGCTTAGATTGCGTAATTGCCCTAGAGCTGCTGGAACTGCGTCCTGCAGCATCTTGCGGGTTCTTTCTTCAATCTCTCTAGCAAACTGATGCTTTAGCTTATGACCAGCAGTCTTTGGAACTGCGTATCCCGCTTTCTCAGCAGCTTTAGAAGCGTTACCAGTAAGGCAATACTGTTCTATGAACAGGTCTTGCTTATCAGTTCTCACGCTAGTAAGCCACCTTGCATTCCCTGTGGAGGACCTTGAGGCATACCTTGAGGAGGGCCTTGTGGCATACCTTGCTGTGGTGCACCTTGCGTTATCTCTTGTAGAGCTTGGACTAGCTGGGCTTTCTCAGCCTCTAACTCTTGTAGGCGTTGTGTGATAGCCCCAACTACTTGCTCTGGACTAGGTACTTGACCTCCCGGCATTCCACCGTTCTGAGGCATTCCACCCGGCTCCATACCGGGTTGCATTCCATTTGGCATAACTTATCTCCCGAATAATCTCCCCACTGAGGGGTATTTTTGTAAAAAAGCTGCAAATCCCACACCAGCCGCATGACCAGCC